CCTACAGAGGAACAGTTCTTCCATAGAGGACTTGCACAAAGAAGTTTCAAACGCTCTTGGACAGTTGCAGAAGACACTAAAGTAACTGATGTTACATTTGAGGATGGTTTATTGGTAGTTAAACTTGGTAAGGTAATACCTGAGCATCATGCTCGTAAGGATTATCTATCGTGAAACGAACCCCAGGTGAGATAATCATGCACCCCTTATGGATAGGACCTGTGCTGACACTAGGTATGATGGTCATGATACAGACCCTTCATACCGTCACCCACTGGCATATGGAAATAGATGCTGATGCATACTGTCGAAACAATGCTGAGTGGGTTGAGTCCCAGACAAATGATGATGATTATTGACCTATATAATACACAACCGAAGAGACCCGATGGGTCTCTTTTTTGTGGACATAACTATGAACATGTATGTAAACCTGTGCTCAGGTACTAACGAAAAGAAGGACACCTTGACAGTTGACATCCCACCAGAGTATACTGATGAGTTCAACCAGATGGTGCACATCCTTTCAGAAAAAAAGAATATCACTGCTCGACGTGCCTTCGTTGATCTAGTGAAGACAACATTTGATAACCTAATGGAGAAAGATTATGAGCGTAAAGGTGGTAAGAATGCAAAGCGGAGAAGACGTAATAGCTGACGTTAAGGAGATCCGTCCTGAGTCAGGTAAGTCTGCCATTGCATATGAATTCCTTGATGCTTTTAGTGTGACTATCCTTAGACCTACTGAGGATATGTTTAGAGAAGAGGATACAGACTCTATGGATTGTCTAGGTGACATCAAACTAGAGTTTTTCCCTTGGTCTCCATTGTCAACAGGCAGGAACATTGTTACACTGTATAGTGTGGTATCATTATCTGATCCCCACAGCAACCTCATTGAGGGATACAAACAAGCAATTGAAAAATATAAAGAAGTAAGGAGAGACGATGCTCAAATTGATTATACTCAAACACCACCCAACGACTTACTTGTTGGGGAAGATAACGGAGATGGAGGAGGAGCCGAGTCTTCTGATTGAGAATTGTTACAGTGTTACCCCTGAGGTCACCCTTCAGGAGTATCCTTTACATTCCAGTCAAAGAGATTTGTTCTTGACATCTGACGATGTTATGACTATACTGGATCCATCTCTAACGATAACCAAAATGTACGAAGAAGCAGTAAGTGAGTGATTTCTATACTAATCTTTGTTTAATAGGTGACGATATCCTCTACCGTGGGTATGAGGGTGGTCAACCTGTGCAGTATAGAGAGAAGTCAAGTCCTGTAATGTATCTCGTGCCTCAGGCACAGAAGAAACCTTCCAAGTATAAGACCTTGGATGGTAGGAAAGCATACCCCAAGCAGTTTGACGGTGCTAGAGAGGCACGTGACTTCCTTAGACAGTATGAGAATGCTGCTGGTTTAGAAGTGCATGGGTATGAGAGATTCCTTTATCAGCATATCTCTCAGAAGTATCCTTCTGAGATTGATTATGACATGACCAAGATGAAGATCTATACGATTGACATTGAGGTTGCATGTGAGAATGGTTTCCCTGATGTAGAAGCATCTGCCGAGGAGATGCTATGCATTACTATTAAAGACTTTAATACTAAGAAGATTATTACATGGGGTACTCGTGAGTTCCAAGGTGAGCATGAGTATCGTGTGTTTTGGACTGAAGCAGAGATGCTTGAGGACTTCGTAGGATGGTGGGTGCAGAATACTCCTGACATTATTACAGGATGGAACTGTAACCTCTATGACATACCATATATCTGTCGTAGAGTAGAGAGAATACTGGGAGAGAAGTGGAAGAAGTCTCTGTCACCTTGGAAGAGGGTGCATGACAGAGAGATTATCATTCAAGGACGTAAGAATATTGCTTACTCATTGACTGGTGTTAACATTCTTGACTACCTAGATCTCTATAAGAAGTTTACATATACAAACCAAGAGTCCTATCGCTTGGATCATATTGCTCACGTTGAGTTAGATGATAAGAAGTTGGACCACAGTGAGTATGAAAACTTTAAGGACTTCTATACTAATGACTGGGATCGTTTCGTAGAGTATAACATCCATGACGTGAATCTTGTTGACCAACTGGAAGATAAGATGAAACTGATTGAGTTGTGTGTTGCTATGGCATACGACGCTAAGGTTAACTTTGAGGATGTATATTCTCAGGTAAGAGTATGGGATACTCTCATATATAATGACCTTAGTTTAAGAAACATTGTAGTCCCTCCAAAGAGTAACACAAAGAAAGATGACAAATACGCAGGAGCATATGTCAAGGAGCCCGTCCCTGGCATCTATGATTGGGTGGTCAGTTTTGACCTTAACAGTCTGTACCCTCACCTTATCATGCAGTACAACATCTCCCCCGAAACGCTTGCCGACAGGAGACACCCCACTGCCACAGTTGAAGGACTGCTCAATAGAAGAGTTCGGATCGATGGAGACTTTGCAGTGTGTGCCAACGGAGCACAATATCGTAAGGACATCCACGGATTCCTCCCCCAGATGATGCAACGCATCTATGATGAGAGGACAATATATAAAAAGAAAATGCTTAAGGCGAAGCAAGAGTATGAAACAAAACCAACAGCACAACTCAAGCGAGACATTGCTAAGTTTAATAACGTCCAGATGGCAAGAAAGATCCAACTTAACTCTGCCTACGGTGCTATCGGTAACCAATACTTCAGGTATTACAATCTTGCGAACGCTGAAGCAATCACTCTATCAGGACAAGTCGCAATCCGATGGATAGAAAATAAAGTAAACAAATATTTAAACAAAGTATTAAAAACAGAGGAGACTGATTATGTTATTGCTAGTGACACTGATTCTATTTACCTTAATCTTGGTCCTCTGGTACAAGCTGTATTCCCCAGTGGAGAGAAGGACGATCAGAGTACACTTAGTTTCCTTAAGAAGGTGTGTGATGTGGAACTTGATCGCTATATTGCGAGTTCTTATGAAGAAATGGCAGCCTATGTAAATGCATACGAGCAGAAGATGGTCATGAAGCGAGAGAATATCGCTAACAAAGGCATCTGGACTGCTAAGAAAAGATATATTCTTAACGTATGGAATAGTGAGGGTGTCCAGTATGAGAAACCTAAACTAAAGATGATGGGTATAGAAGCAGTGAAGTCTTCTACTCCTATGCCATGTCGTACTGCCATTAAGGAAGCACTTAATGTTATAATGACTGGTAGTGAGGAGAATACACAGAAATATATTAAGGATTTCCGTCAGAGGTTTGAGAAGATGTCACCTGAGGAAGTAGCATTCCCACGTGGTTGTAATAATATAGCAAAGAATACATCTCATACCACAATATATGGTAAGGGATGTCCCATGCATGTCAGGGGTGCTCTGTTATATAATTTCTACATTAAGAAGAGGAAGTTACAGCACAAGTATCCTGTCATACAGGAGGGTGAGAAGATTAAATATATACATCTACGCACACCCAACAAGATCAATGAGAATATAATCTCATTCTTCCAGACTCTTCCTAAAGAGTTTGGGCTTGACGAATCTATAGATTATGATCTACAATTTGAGAAGAGTTTCCTTGCTCCTCTCAAAGCAATTCTTGACACTATAGGTTGGGAAGCAGAGAAGAAGAACACATTGGAGGCACTATGGTCATAGTCTTTATAATCGTTGGCATACTACTTACCTTGGTAGGTGTAGGCATATGGTTTACATTTGGACCAGGTAAAAAGGATATAAGAGATCCTATTGCAGAGCATGCTAAGATGCATGAGTTGGGAATAGCACATAAACATGATTAATTATGAGTTTTTTAAAAGATATTGTCAAAGAGATAGACAATGAATACGCTGCTGTCGTTGCTGATGGTGTTGCTGCTGGCGATACTAGTGGTTTTATCGACACGGGTTCGTATATCTTTAACGGACTTGTCAGTGGATCCATCAACAAAGGGGTTCCAGGAAACAAAATCACTGCTATTGCAGGTGAATCAAGCACAGGCAAAACGTTTTTCTGTCTTGGTATCGTACGTCATTTCCTCGAATCTAATCCTAATGGTGGGGTTATTTATTTTGAGTCTGAGAGTGCACTAAGTAGAGAGATGATTGAGACTAGAGGTATAGACTCTAGTCGTATGATTATAGTACCTGTTACTACAGTCCAAGAGTTTAGACAACAAGCAATACAAATCCTTGACAAGTATATGAAGGAGAAGGATCAACCACCTATGATGATGGTGTTAGATTCATTGGGTATGTTGTCCACCTCTAAGGAGATGGAAGATAGTGAGGCAGGTAAAGAGACCAGAGATATGACTAGAGCACAGGTTGTTAAGTCTATATTCAGAGTCCTTACACTCAAGCTCGGTAAAGCGAATGTCCCTCTAATAGTTACTAACCATACATATGATGTGGTCGGTGCTTATGTGCCAACCAAAGAGATGGGTGGTGGTAGTGGTCTTAAGTATGCTGCATCTAATATCATTTACCTTAGTAAGTCTAAGGAGAAGGATGGTAAGGAAGTAGTAGGTAATATTATTAAAGCCAAACTTGCTAAGTCTAGGTTAGCAAAAGAGAATCAACAGGTCTCTATACGTTTATACTATGATGAGAGAGGACTAGACAAATACTATGGTCTGTTAGAGTTAGGAGAGAAGTATGGAGTATTTGAGCGTAAGGGTAATAGAGTTGTCATTGGAGCTGACTCTGCATATCCATCGGTTGTATATAAAGACCCTACCAAATACTTCACCCCCGAAGTCTTACAGGCATTAGATGAGTGTGCTGCCAAGGAGTTTTCATATGGATAGGTTTATTGTTTCTTACGATGATATCTTAGATGAGAATCTATGTAAGAATGCTATCTTGATGTTTGATCAGGACAAAGATCATGTCGAGAGGTTTGACCAGGAGATGTGTGGTTTCTCTGCTCTCAACATCACAGATCTAGTAGAGAAAGCACAGATTAATATATGGAATGTTGTACATAATCAGATCCTACTAGCCATCAAGACATGTGGTGAAAGATATATAAAAGATCTTGACTGCGAAAGGTATTGGCCGAGAAACAATTCTCTTGAGCAGGTTAAGATGATTAAGTATCAACACAAGACACAGGATAGATTTGAGAGACACATTGATGTAGGTGACTATAATTCTGCTAAGAGATTCCTTACATACCATATGTTTTTAAATGATGTGGAAGGAGGTTCAGTATATTTTAATGATATTGATGTTGAAATTAAAGCGAAACGTGGTAGACTGGTTCTATTCCCATCCACGTGGACGTATGCTCACTCATACATGCCACCGAAGGATGTTGATAAGTATGCGATAACAACCTATCTACACTACACATGACCTTAAAGATCGAAGAGATCACTCTTAGTAAACTGATCCTTAACGACACATATACTAGGAAAGTAATACCTTTTATAAAGGATGATTACTTTGACTCACCTAGTCACAAGGTATTGTTTAGTACCCTGACAGACTATGTTAATAAGTATGAGACAACCCCAGAGCCTAATGCTCTGAAGATAGAAGTAGAGAAGAGAAGGGACATATCCGAAGAGATATATAGAGAGGTCGAAAATTTTATTGACAATCTCGACAGAGATCAATACAATGAAGACTGGTTAGTTGAGACCACTGAGAAGTGGTGTAAAGAAAGAGCAATTTATCTTGCCTTGATGGAGTCGGTAAAGATTGCAGATGGGCAAGATAAAACACGTACGAAAGATGCTATTCCTTCTATCATGTCGGAAGCACTTGGAGTATGCTTTGACGAATCTGTAGGACACGATTACATACAGGACTCTGATGATAGATACGACTTCTACCACAAGAAGGAAGAGAAGATTCCATTTGATCTCGAATATTTTAACAAGATTACCAAAGGTGGTCTACCTAATAAGACTCTTAATATCGCACTTGCTGGTACGGGTGTCGGCAAGTCTTTATTCATGTGCCACTTGGCTGGCTCCGTGTTGCTCCAAGGGAGGAACGTTCTCTACATTACAATGGAAATGGCAGAGGAGAAAATTGCAGAGCGAATTGATGCCAACCTTTTGGACATCCCGATCCAACAACTCGGAGACCCACTCCTCACAAAAGAGAAGTACTCCTCCAAGTTGCTGGAACTGACTAAGAAGACTCAAGGTAAACTTGTTATCAAAGAATATCCCACAGCGTCTGCACATGTGGGTCATTTTAAAGCACTCTTAAATGAGTTGTCATTAAAGAAAGGATTCAGTCCTGATATTATATTCATAGACTACTTAAATATATGTGCGTCCGCTAGATATAAAGGGACAATAGTAAACTCGTATACTTATGTCAAAGCAATTGCAGAAGAACTCAGAGGATTGGCAGTGGAATTCAATGTTCCCATTGTCAGTGCAACCCAAACAACTCGTAGTGGCTTTGCTAACAGTGATGTCGATCTTACTGATACCTCTGAGTCATTCGGTCTTCCCGCTACTGCTGACCTTATGTTTGCTCTTATCAGTACAGAAGACATGGAACAACTCGGACAAATAATGGTCAAGCAGTTGAAGAATAGATACAACGATCCTACAATGTATAAGAGATTCGTTGTAGGGATTGACAGAGCGAAGATGAGGCTGTATGATTGTGAGCAAGGAGCTCAGGATGATATCATCGATGCTGGTGACATTGAACCTGTTACTGACACTAAGAAAACCTTTGACGGATTTAAAATCTAATGACGAATAGTAATTTTACTAACCAACCTCCATCTAATCCAGAGCAGGACAAAGCTGCCGAGCAGATATCCAACATGGCACAGGATAAGACAGAGGATAATAAAGAAGCAGCAAAGAAGATTGCTGAAGAAACTCCGAAGACACCAGAGGAGTTTGATACTGACGAGAGAATGGGTAATGCTCCTAAATCAAGAGAGCATCTAAGACAAAAGATTAAAGAGAAGGATGCTAAGAAGAAGGGAGACAAACCAGATAAGTTTGAGATAGATTTAGATAACTATACTAATTTTGTAGACAGAGTTACTTCACCTGCTAGTAAGGATTTCAATGCATTGATAGACAGGTATAGTGAGTTAAAGAAGGAAGGATGTAACATCTCTCGTCTTGACACTGCTGCATCAGGGTTATGCTCAGAGTCTGGTGAGTTTATGGAGATAGTTAAGAAGTTAAAATTCCAAGGTAAACCATACAACCTTGCTAATAAGGAGCACCTTACTAAAGAGTTGGGTGATATTATATGGTATGCAGCACAAGCAGCACTTGCTTTGGATGTTAGGTTGGATGAGATCATCTACACCAACACTCTTAAGTTAGCAACTAGATATCCTAACCAGATGTTTGAGGTAGGATACTCAGAGAATAGAGCACCAGGTGATATCTAATGGAAGATAAGAGTTTGGTAGCACCACCAGAGGTAGAGACTCATGGTAGTCTCTCAGTTGTGGTACCAATGGATGACATGAAGGACATCGTAAGGCAGTTGTGGAAATCTCGTGGGACTGAGCCAAGGATGGGTGAATTATGGAGAAAATATAAAGATCTGATATTCGAGCTTGACAAGGAAGAAAAGTAATAGTATATTATAAATGTGTCTGATCAACACATCGGGAGTGACTGAATAAACTTACTGGCATATAGCTGGTTAAGGTGAT